TAACTAATTTAGGTTATAAACAAATAACTATTGTAGATAAAGTTCTTGATAATTTAAATGAAATTAATGAAAATTTTGATTATTATTTTGTAGTAACACCTTTTACTACTCATAAAAAAGTTCTTAACCAATTGTCAAAATATAGAAATAAAAAAATATGGTGTGAAAAACCATTAGCTGAGTCAATTAAAGATATTGATATTATTTACAAAAAATTAGAATCTAAAAATAATAAACTTTTTATAGATTGGGTATACACTCATAATACAGCTATTGACTTTATAAAGGAATCATTAAAAGATAAAAAAGTAAAACAAGTAGTTTTAAATAGAACTAATGATGGCCCTGTAAGATTTGATTGTAATTCAATATGGGATTTATCTTCTCATGATATTTCAATAATATATAAAGTTTTTGAGTTAGATAATTTTAAAGTAAATTGGGATGAATTTACATTAAAAACAAACGAAAAATTTGGATCTAATATTAGTTGGTCTTACAAAGATGGAATGCAAATTATTATAAACTCTAGTTGGCAACATCAATTTAAAAATAGAGTATCTCTTTTTGTTACTGAAAATGATGAAATAATTATATTTGATGACATCGCTAAAACAGTAACAACAGGTGATGGTAAAGTTCATGATTTTTCAGATGATACTTCACCATTAGAATTAGCACTTAATTTTTTCTTTACATCCAAAGACTTTGATTATAATAAAAATTTAACATATAAAATAACTAAAACAATAACAGAATAATGAGTCAAGAAATTAAATTTAATGACCTGCCAGCTCAATGGCAAGATATAAGAGAAAATGTATTACCTCTTATTGAAAAGTTAGGATTAAAAGGTGATTATATAGGAGGTAAAGCTATATCTAAATTTGAAGAAGAATTTGCTGAGTATACTAAATCTAAATACGCAATTGGTGTTTCAAATGGTACAGATGGGTTAAAAATGGCATTTCAATTATTTAATTTAAACGAAGAAGATTGTGTTATACTCCCAGCTAATACTTTTATAGCTGATTATTTAGCAATAAAAAATTGTCCTATTAAACAGCCTCATGTAGTATTAATAGACAATGATATTAATTTTACTATTAATACTAATGATCTTTCTGATTTTTTAGATGAAAGTAGAAAAAAATATAGAAAAGTAGTAGTAGTACCTGTCCATTTATATGGTTATTCTTGTGATATAGATGTTTTAGAAAAACTTAAAAATAAACATGATTTACTTATTTTAGAAGATTGTTCTCAATCACATGGAACTTTATATAAAGATAAGCATGTAGGATATTTAGGTGATGTAAGTGTATATTCGTTGTATCCTGGCAAAAATTTAGGGGCAATGGGTGATGCAGGTATTATAACAACAAATAATGAAGAATTCTATAAAAGATGTAAATCATTAAGAAACTATGGATCGTCAGTCAAATATTATTATGATGAATTAGGTAATAATCACAGAATGGATACTATACAAGCCATAGTATTATCAGAAAAATTAAAACATCTTTCTAAATGGACAGAAAATAAAAATGAAGTAGCAAAAAGATATCTTAACGAAATTAGAAATAGTAAAGTTTTCCTACCAACAGAAAATAAGAATTGTTATCACTCATATCATATATTTTGTGTTAGAATAAATAATGATACAAGAGAAAATTTCCAAGATTATTTAAATAAACATGGAATTACAACTATTATTCATTACCCAATTCCAATTCATGAAACATCTATTTTTGACCATTCCGATACAGTATATTCTTCCTCTTTAACAGATCAGTATAAAGATAAAATAGTATCTTTACCTATGCACCCATATTTAAATGATAAAGAAATAACATTTATAATTGATAAAATAAACAAATTTTAAATTATGTATAAAGCTGAATCACCAAAAGTAGGTATAATTTTTGCTGTGTATAATTGTGAGGAATTTGTTGATGAATGTTTAGAACCTTGGTTAAAGTTAAGAAATTCTCATAATTTAATTTTAACTGCTACTAGTGGTCAATTTAAACCATATCAAGATCTTGGGATTAAAAATAAAAACCAAAAAACAATTTCTAAGTTAGTAACTAAAGAATTAGATTTTATATCAACCACAGCTGGAGAAAATTTAATTGATGAAGATTCAAGTAGAAACATATGTTTAGATTTTTTAAAACCTCATGAATGTGATATAATATGGTTAGTAGATGGAGATGAGTTTTATACTGAAAAACAGATTATAGATATTCTAAAATATGTAGAAATAAATCCTCAGGAAGATGCGTTTTCATTATATTTTAAAAATTATACTACAAAATATCCTTATTTTGTTGCCCCTTGGCCTAGACCTACACTGTACAGAAATAGATTATTTGGGGGCATACAAGATTTTTATTTTGATTCCTTTTTTAGATTTGCTGATGGAAAACATAGTATAGATGATCTTCATATGCATCAAATACCTAAACATATAGCTTTTATTGAACATTATTCTTGGACTAGTAGAGAAGCTACTATTGATAAAATTAAATATCAGAAAGTAAGGTATTCACAATATTGGGATAAAAATAATAATACAACAATAGATATCCCAGAAAATGGAAGATGTATGTGTACTAGTGTAGATGGGGAAGTTTATATAAGTAAAAAATTTTTTACAATAAGAGGTAGTAATATGCCTTCTTTACATGAATACCCTACTACTAAAATTTTAGATTATGTGTTATTTGATTATAATAGGTTAAATAATGAATTAAAAATGAATACTGAATTAGAAATTAAAGATCATATAATTATAGTAAGAGATCTTAAAACAAATAAGATTTATAATAATATACCATTAAATTTATATGAACATGTTTTGTGGTTTGTCCCTGAAGTTGATACTTCATCTAAAGAGTTTGAAGGGTATAAAATAGAAATATTAAAAAATGGTGAATTATTACATATTGAAAATATTTATACTAAATTAGGAATAATATGAAATTATTAAACTCAGTAAATCAGTAGTCTTTTTGTGATATTTATAACAAAATATTCTTACAATGAAAAAATCAGAATTTAAAGCTCAAATAAAAGAAGAAATAATTGACATATTAGAAGCAGATGCTGCAGATATTCAAGCACAACAAGATTTAAATGCAGAACTTGAATTATCCAAACAACATGCTGCAGACTTAGGTGATGCATTATCAGAAGGTAATGACTCAGATAAATTTCAGGATGATGGATATGTTAATCATACTTATAATGATAGTGTAATTGATAAATACAATGTACCAGTTGAACCAACTGCTGTGTTTAATGAAGATGCAACCCCAAAAGGTGAAGATTTTACTTATGACTATGAAGATATAGGTCAATTTTATTTAGAAGGATTTGGAAAAAAACATAATCTAACTCAAGATCAATTAGGAAAGTTAGGTAGAAAAATTGTAAAACAATTATATAAAGGTGATATAGGTAAAGCATATGATGATGTTTATAAAACAAGTCAAAATGCTGCTGCTAAAAGATTAGCTGACCGAGGACAATTACAAAACCCTAGATATACTGATGGTACTCCTGTAAAAGAGCAAGATGATGAGCCAAAAGCTAAAGATTTAAAAGGAGAACCATTATCTAAAATTGGTTATAAATTAGCTGATACACAAAAAGAAATGAAGCGAGTAGTTAAAAAATATTCTGCTGCTGAAGGTGATGAAAAAGAAAAATTAAAAGATAGATTAAAAGAATTAAATAAAATAAAGAAAGAATTAGAATCTTTATTAGAAAGTAAAATATAGTTATGGGATTTTTATCAAAAATATTCTCGGGCGGAGCAGCTGACCTAGTAAAAGGTGTAGGAGGAGTTATAGATAGCTTACATACATCAAAAGAAGAAAAACTAAACGCAGAAAGAAAAATTAAGGCTTTAATAGTAGAACATGAAGCCAAAATGGAGCAAAATATAACTGACAGATGGTCAGCAGATATGAAATCAGATAGTTGGTTAAGTAAAAATGTAAGACCTTTGGTTTTAATATTTTTAGTTGTTTCTACGGTTCTTATGATATTCATTGATGCCGGAACTATTAACTTTACAGTTGAAGAAAAATGGACAGATTTACTACAATTAGTACTAATAACAGTTATTGGTGCTTATTTTGGAGGAAGATCAATAGAAAAAGTTAAGAAAAAATAGTTTAGTTTAAAGCTAATATGAGCGGGGATTTAAAACAAATAATAAGACATGAATACCTTAAATGTGCTAAGGATCCTGCACATTTTATGAAAAAGTATTGTAATATTCAACACCCACAAAGGGGCAGAATATTATTTAATTTATTTCCATTCCAAGAAAAAGTATTGCATTTAATGCAAGAAAATCCTTACTCAATTATTCTTAAATCAAGACAGTTAGGTATATCTACTTTATCAGCAGGTTATTCTTTATGGATGATGTTGTTTCATAAGGATAAAAACATACTATGTATTGCAACTAAGCAAGAAACAGCTCGTAATATGGTTACAAAGGTAAAATTTATGTATGACAATTTACCTTCATGGTTAAAAATACCAGCTGAAGAAAATAACAAACTATCACTTCGACTTAATAATGGTTCAATAATTAAAGCAACATCTGCAAGTTCAGATGCTGGTAGATCAGAAGCAGTATCTTTGCTATTAATTGATGAGGCAGCATTTATTGACCAAATTGGAGAAATATGGGCATCTGCTCAACAAACACTAGCTACAGGTGGTGGTGCTATAGTATTAAGTACACCTTATGGTACCGGTAATTGGTTTCATAAAACATGGGTATCAGCAGAAAGTAATCAAAATGATTTTGTACCAATTAGATTACCTTGGGATGTGCATCCTGAAAGAGATCAAGCATGGAGAGATAGACAAGATGAATTACTAGGTGATCCTAGAATGGCAGCACAAGAGTGTGATTGTGATTTTAGTACTTCTGGTGATATAGTATTTTATTCTGAGTGGATTGATTTTATTCAACAAACTACAATACAAAAACCATTAGAAAGAAGAGGTGTAGATCAAAATTTATGGGTTTGGGAAGGAGCGGATTATTCAAGAGAATATATGGTTACAGCTGATGTAGCTAGAGGTGATGGTAAAGATTTTTCTGCATGTCATGTTATTGATATTGAAACAAACACTCAAGTAGCAGAATATAGAGGACAATTACCACCAAAAGAATTTGGTTACTTTCTAACAGGATTAGCTACAGAATATAATAATGCAATGTTGGTAGTAGAAAACGCTAACATAGGATGGGCTACTCTAGATGCAATTAGGGAAAGAGGATACAGAAACTTATATCAATCTCCTAAAACAGATAAAATGACTGCTGAATCATATTTAAGAGCATATGAAGGTAGTAGTGAAATGGTACCTGGGTTTACAATGTCAATGAGAACAAGACCTTTATGTATTAATAAATTTAGAGAATTTGTTGGTGATAGATCAGTAGTAATTCGTTCAAAACGTTTATTAGAAGAAATGAAAGTATTTATTTGGCGTAATGGAAGACCAGAAGCCCAAAGTGGCTACAATGATGACTTGGTTATGTCATTTGGGATTGGTATGTTTCTACGAGACACATCGTTAAAATTTCAACAACAAAGTTTAGACATGGCAAGAGCAGCATTAGGTGGAGTAAAAAGTAATAAAGTAAATTGGAGTGGTGGTTATGGAAGTAGTAATGCTATTGGTAGCAACGTAGAAAATCCATATAAAGTCAACATAGGTGGTAAAGATCACGATGTAAGTTGGTTGATAGGGTAAAAAAAATAATATTTATAAACATATAATAAAAATGGCAGATAAAGGTTTATTTTCAAGATTAAAAAGATTATTTTCAACAGACGTAATTATACGTAATGCTGGAGGTAATCAACTTAAAGTATTTGATGTAAATAAAGCACAACAAACAGGTGATTTAGATACAAATTCTTTAATAGATAGATTTAATAAAATTTACACAAATTCAGGTACATCTATATATGGGCAACAAAACGCATTTAACTATCAAGTTATGCGCCCATTATTATATTCAGATTATGATGCAATGGATATGGATGCTATTATAGCATCTGCATTAGATATTGTTGCTGATGAATCTACACTTAAAAATGATATGGGTGAAGTATTATCTATAAAATCTGCTGATGAAGATATACAAAAAATTCTATATAATTTATTTTATGATGTATTAAATATAGAATTTAATTTATGGCCTTGGATTCGTAATATGTGTAAATATGGTGATTTTTTCTTAAAATTAGAAATTGCAGAAAAATTTGGTGTTTATAATGTAATACCCTATACAGCA